AAAACCTTTGGTAGAGTGAAATAAGTTTCTTATATTAACAAATAATAAATAACCATTAATAATTAAAAAAGGAAAAAAATGGCAATTAATTTAGACGCAATTAAAGCGAAACTTAATCAATTACAAACAACCGGCGCTCGTCGCGACAATCTCTGGAAGCCAGAACCTGGCAAGCAAGTAGTAAGAATTGTACCTTATCAGCATGATAGAGATAATCCATTCCAAGAACTTTATTTTCATTACAACTTAGGTAAGAAAAATTACTTATCTCCAGTTACAAACGGAAAACCAGATCCAGTAGTGGAGTTCTGTGAAAAGTTAAAAGCATCTGGTAATTCAGATGAATGGAAACTAGGTAAACAGATGGAACCTAAGATGAGAACATATGTTCCGGTAATTGTAAGAGGTAAAGAATCTGAAGGCGTTAAGATGTGGGGATTTGGTAAAACTGTTTATCAAGAACTATTAGGATTTATTACAGACCCTGATTATGGTGATATTACAGATCCTAGTGGCGGACGTGATATTGTAGTAGAATTTACTCCAGCAGATGGTCCTGGTCAATATCCAAAAACATCAATTCGTGTAAAGCCTAATGTCACTATGATGACAGAAGATAAAAATGTTGCAGAGCGTATCGCAAAACAGCAACCAGATTTATCAGTTATCTTTAAAGAGCCATCATATGATGATCTTAAAGCGGCATTAGAAACATATCTGAATCCTGAAGGGGAAACAGAAACCGCAACAGAAACAGTTACAAAACAAGCAACTCCGGAACCAGCGCCAGCTGGTGTAAACAAAGTAGATGATGTATCTGCTGCGTTTGATGAGTTGTTTAACGACTAAAAGGTTATAAATGGCAAAATCTAAAAGTGAATTAGCAGATTCTCTGGCTATGGAGCTAGCAGACTCTTTGAATAAAAAATTCAAGAATACGGGATATCAAACCGCATTTTTCTTGGATGGTGATACAAAGGCTCCTAGTGAAGTTCGTGGTTGGGTAAAGAGTGGTTCATCTATGTTAGATCTGGCAATTTCAAATCGTGAAGAAGGCGGCTTTCCAGTCGGACGAATCACTGAAATTACAGGATTAGAAGCATCAGGTAAATCATTATTAGCTGCTCATGCTCTTGCAAATACGCAGGAACAAGGTGGGTTGGCAGTATATATCGATACGGAAAATGCTGTTAGTAGAGAGTTTCTAGAAGCAATTGGACTTGATCTTGAAAAGATGTTATATGTTCCATTAGAAACAATTGAAGATATATTTGAAGCTATTGAGAGTATTGTTGAAAATATTAGAAAATCAAACAAAGATCGTTTAGTTACAATTGTAGTAGATTCAGTAATGGGTGCTTCTACAAAAATTGAAATGGCTAAAGAATTTGATAAAGATGGTTATGCAACTAGTAAAGCTATTATTTTATCAAAAGGTATGCGTAAGCTTACAAATATGATTGGTCGTGAAAAGATTTGTTTAATATTTACAAACCAATTAAGAACTAGATTAGGAGTTGCATTTGGTGATCCTTATACTACCTCTGGTGGTAAAGCTATTCCATTCCATGCTTCGGTACGGTTACGATTAAAATCGGTTGGTCAAATCAAAGTTAAGAAAGACGGAGTCGATCAGGCTATCGGAATCAAGACTAGATGCCAAGTGGTTAAAAACAGAATGGGGCCTCCATTAAAAACTGTTGATTATGATATCTATTTTGAATCAGGTATCGATAATTACGGTGGATGGCTTAACATTATGAAGCAGTTTAAGTTAGTAAGTACAGCAGGTGCTTGGTATACATTTACTAGAGCAGATGGTTCAACTGTTAAATTCTTATCAAAAGATTTTGAAAAGAAATTAGAAGAACTTGATGGTCTTAAAGATGAGATATATGCACAAATTTGTGAAGCTTATATACTTAGATATAAACCGGGCGAGGACATTGGAATAGATGATGTTGAAATATCTGAAGAATTTGTTAACGAAGAAGGCTAATGGATTCTAAATATCTTAACATACTACGAGAAATGGAAAAGGATCGTGAGCAAGGGGCGGGTTCAAGTAAAGACAGCCATCTTTTAATCATTGACGGACTGAATACATTCATTAGAGTGTTTTCAGCCGTCCCGGCTCTAAACGATGATGGACAGCATATTGGAGGAGTAACAGGCTTTTTAAGGTCTGTTGCTGCCAATATCCGTCAACTTAAACCTACTAGATGTGTAATTGTATTTGATGGTAAAGGTGGTTCTAAACGACGTAAGGCAATTTATCCAAATTACAAAGCTAATCGTGCAAATAAAACTGCATTTAATAGATATCAGGAATTTGCATCATTAGAAGATGAACAAGATAGTATGCGTCGTCAATTTGGTCGATTAATACAATATCTTAACTGTTTGCCAATTACTACTTTATCAATTGATAATGTTGAGGCTGATGATATAATGGCATATATTGCTAATGAGTTATATACAGAAAAAGAAAATCGCGCTACAATTGTATCAACAGATAGAGATTTTTTACAACTAGTAAATGATCGTATCTCGGTATGGAGTCCTATAAAAAAGAAGTTATATACTCCAAGTCTAATGCAAGAAGAATTTGGATTTAGTCCAAAGAATTACTTGTTGTACAGAACGTTTATCGGTGATAAATCAGATAATATTCCTGGTATAAAAGGTGTAGGAACAAAAAGTTTGATCAAACATTTTCCTATAATTTGCGAAGATAGAGAAATAACAGTTGATGAGATAGTTGAATATGCAGATAATGTTGATAAGAAATATAAAGTTCATGAAACTGTATTGCAGAACAAAGAAACGCTGCAGTTAAATTATGATCTTATGCAATTAAAAGAAGTTGATATACATGGCGGTGCTAAAATGCTAACTTTAGATAAAGTTAAAGGTAAAGTTGATCGCACAAATACATATGAGTTCAAGAAAATGTTTATGGCCGATAAAATGTATACAGTAATAAAAGATTTAGATTCCTGGTTACATACTTCATTTAACGCATTAAATGCTTACACTTCACTTTGATTTTTGAAAAAAATTTATTATAATTAAGTATGACAGATAGATTAAGTTCATACGGATATGCATTTCAAGTAAAAGTTATAACAGCTTTATTAACTGATAAAAGTTTTTTACAACAGATATCAGATATAATGGTTCCTAAATATTTTGAATCAGAAGCTAATAACTGGATAGTTGACGTGATCCTTGAATACCATAAAGAATACAAATCATCACCTACATTAGAAGTAATGAAAGTGAAGATGGAAGATTTAGATCATGATGTTCTAAAAACTCAAGTTGTAGAACACCTTAAGGATGCATGGCGATATACAGATGCACCAGATTTAGAATTTATTAAAGAACAGGCATTAGATTTTTGTAAAAATCAAGAAATTAAAAAAGCTATATTATCTTCGGTAGAATTACTTAAACATGGTAAATATGAAGAAATAAAGGCAGCCGTCGATGATGCATTAAAATCAGGTGGAGATAAAGATATTGGACATGAATACATGACTAATATTGAAGAACGATATAATGAAGCGGTGCGTCATGTACAGGAAACGCCATGGGAAGTGATAAATGAATTAACCGATGGTGGTTTAGGTAAAGGTGAGTTAGGAGTTATGGTTGCACCTGCAGGTATTGGTAAGTCATGGGCATTGATGAATATTGGAGCCAATGCAGTTAAGAAAGGTAAAACTGTATTACATTATACATTAGAGTTAAATGAGGCGTATGTAGGTTTGCGGTATGATTCTGTTATAACTGGTATAGCTCAGCAAAATCTGAAACATTATATGGACGATGTAAAGGATCAATTATCTAAAATAAAAGGAGAATTGATTATTAAACATTATCCTACAAAATCTGTATCTGTGATGGGTATACGATCGCATGTTGAAAAATGTATAATGCAAGACAAAAAACCAGATGTGATTATAGTTGATTATGCAGATTTATTACGAGGCCATGGCCAAGAAAAACGTCATGAATTAGAAGGTATTTATGAAGATTTACGAGGAATGGCCGGAGAGTATGAAATACCAGTCTGGACTGCATCTCAAGCAAATAGATCTGCATTAGAAGAAGATGTTATTGATGCTAGTAAAGTTTCTGAATCATATGGTAAAGTAATGGTTGCAGATTTCATATTATCATTATCAAGAAAAGTACAAGATAAATTGGCAGGAACTGGCCGCTGGCATGTTATTAAAAATCGTTTTGGTCCAGATGGAATAACATTACCAAGTAAAATGAATACATCAAATGGTCAATTTGATATATATACAGATACGTCATTGCAAGGTAAAGATACTCAAAAGCAAATGGATAATGGTAATGAATTAGCAAGGCAAATGTTAGCCAGAAAATATCAAGAAACTCAAAATTCAGGTTTTGAATAAAAGTTTAAAAAAAGTAGTCAAAAACCGGTACGCAATTGAGCTGACTGGTATATTTATAAGAGAAATCGTAGAATAAGTAGTCCGTAAAGACTACATTTTTACGCTAAACTAAATAATTTTAAGGAAAAAATGGAAATATCAAATCAAATTTTATCAGATATTACAGTGTATATGAAATATGCAAAGTATATACCAGATCTAGAACGCCGGGAAACTTGGGAAGAGCTAGTTACTAGAAATAAATCAATGCATCTTAAAAAATATCCAAAACTTACTAAGGAAATTAATGATGCATATAAAATGGTATATGATAAAAAGGTATTACCATCAATGAGGTCAATGCAATTTGCGGGTAAGCCTATTGAAATATCTCCAAATAGAGTTTACAATTGTGCATATGTTCCTATTGATGATTGGAGAGCATTTTCTGAAGCAATGTTTCTATTATTAGGAGGTACAGGTGTAGGATATTCGGTTCAAAAACACCATGTAGATGAATTACCTGAAATTAGAAAACCTAATTATAAAAGAACTCGAAGATTTCTAATCGCAGATTCAATTGAAGGTTGGGCTGATGCAGTAAAGGCATTAATGAAAAATTATTTTACAGGCGGTTCTCATTTAAAATTTGATTATTCTGATATAAGACCTAAAGGTGCAAGATTGGTAACTTCAGGCGGTAAAGCTCCAGGACCTCAACCTCTTAAAGAATGTTTAGTTAAGATAGAAGGACTATTGAAAGAAAAGGCAGATGGTGATAAATTATCAACATTGGAAACACATGATGTGGTATGTCATATAGCAGATGCTGTATTAGCCGGTGGAATTCGTAGAGCGGCTCTGATTAGCTTGTTTAGTGCTCACGATGAAGAAATGATTGCATGTAAGTCAGGTAATTGGTGGGAATTGAATCCTCAAAGAGGTAGAGCTAATAATTCCGCAGTTTTAATGCGGCATAAAATTACCAAAGAGTTCTTTACAGATTTATGGAAACGTGTTGAATTATCTGGAGCAGGCGAACCTGGAATATATCTATCAAATGATAAAGATTGGGGAACTAATCCATGTTGTGAAATTGCATTGCGTCCGTATCAATTCTGTAACTTATGTGAAGTAAATGTTAGTAATATAGAGTCTCAGGAAGATTTTGAAGCTCGTGTAAAAGTGGCATCATTTATAGGAACACTTCAAGCTGGATATACCGATTTTCATTATTTAAGACCAGTATGGCAAAGAACAACCGAAAAAGATGCATTGATTGGTGTATCAATGACTGGTATAGGATCTGGTACAGTATTAGGATATGATATGAAATCTGCGGCCAAAATTGTGAAAACAGAAAATGCAAGAGTAGCGGAGTTAATTGGAATAAACAAATCGGCTAGAACAACTACCGTTAAACCAGCCGGAACAACTTCGTTAACATTAGGTACATCATCAGGTATTCATGCATGGCATAACGATTATTATATCAGAAGAATACGAGTTGGTAAGAATGAATCTATTTATAAACATTTAATGGAACATCATCCAGAACTAGTAGAAGATGAATATTTTAGACCTCATGATACCGCAGTTATTTCTGTGCCACAAAAAGCTCCAGATGGGGCTATAATGAGAACCGAATCGCCGTTCCAATTGTTAGAAAGAGTTAAAAAGGTGGCACAAGAATGGATTAAGCCAGGCCATAGATCTGGTAATAATACTCATAATGTATCAGCTACAATATCATTACGAGATCATGAATGGGATGCTGCTGGAGAATGGATGTGGGATAATAAAGAATCTTATAATGGATTATCAGTATTACCATATAATGGAGGAACATATACTCAGGCACCATTCGAAGATATCACCAAAGAAGAATATGAGCGTCTTATGGGATCATTAACATCTATAGATTTAACAGAAATAATTGAAACGGAAGATGAAACTGATTTGAAGGGTGAATTGGCATGTGCTGGAGGAAGTTGTGAAATCACATGATTGGATTCGAGACTTATATTATAGAGAATTTATTTGGAAAAAGCGGTAAAAAGATTTGGTAGAGTCAAATATATTTCTTATATTTATATAAATTATAAAAGTAAGAGATATGTCAAAAGAACAACAAGTGATCGAATTAATTAAAGGTTATGCAAATGGTTTAATTACAGATACCGAATGTAATTATCAAATTGATTTAACATTAAATGAATTATCAATTATTGATGGAATGTGTTACGACCATGCCGCCGGCGAGTTAGTTACAAAAGAAGAATATTTAAAAAACAATTAGTTACATGGAAAATTTTAAATTTAAAGACGTTGAAATGACGTTTGATTTTCGTAAATTACCTCATTACGATCAAGAGTATTTACGCACAATGGCATTTGAAACAGTTAATGACCGATCGGTTAAATTTAGTGGCATCCCATTTACAGATTATTATCCATACGCAGATAATTTTACTATGTTTACAAGCGAGTGTGAGTTACTAAATTATATGGCCGATTTTGTCGGTGATATTGCTCAAACAGCATCGCATTTATTGCATGGTAAAAAGTATTGGATGGCATGGACATATTCAAAGGAATAGTTATGGGAAAGTATCAATCAACTAAAGTATTTGACAATTATTCAGTAGCTTTGCGACAACATAAAGCTGCTCATTCACATTGCGAATTATTACATGGATATGCTTTAAAATTTAAAGTATGGTTTGAATCACATGAACCGTTAGAAGAAAACCAATTAGATGAAATGAATTGGATTATGGATTATGGTGGATTCAAATCGACAGATGCAGAACCAACTCCTGGTAATGGATTAAAAGATTGGATGAACTATATGTGGGATCATACATGTTTAATAGAAAAAGATGATCCCCAGTTAGAATCATTTCAAATGATGGAAGAATTAGGTACATTATCTTTACGAGTTATGGATAAAATGGGAGCTGAATCTTGTGCTAAATTAGTTTACGATAAATTTAACGAACGATTGGCATTAACAGGTGGCGGTAGAGTAAAGGTAGTAAAAGTAGAATGTTGGGAAGCTGATAGAAATTCATCAATATACATGGAATAAGTTATGAATAAACGAATAAAAAATTATGATAAGGTACTCCCTATCAACGAATTATACAGATGTGTACAATCAGAAGGAAGTCGATTTGGTAGACCAACTATTGCAATACGAGTAACTGGTTGTACTCATAGATGTTATTTTGGTGAAGGAGGATGGTGTGATTCCTGGTATTCATCTATACATCCAGAAAAAGGTAAATATTCATTTAATGATATTATTAAAATATATGATGAAAATCCTCATGTAAAGGAAATGATGTTAACTGGTGGATCACCTACAATGCAACCAGCATTAGTAAACGAATTAACGCATTTTGCAAATGAAAGAGATATTATTATTACTATCGAGACTGAAGGATCTCATTTTGTTGAAACCGATTATCCTATTGATCTCATTAGCCTTAGTCCTAAATTTAATAATAGCGTGCCTGTTATTGGTGCCGTTACTCCTGGCGGTCAGGTTGTTGACCAAAAATTTATAGATGTTCATAATAGAAAACGTATGAATACAGATGCTATTAATCAAATGATTAATTTCCATTCAGATTACCATTATAAACCTGTATGGGATGGTACTCTGGAAAATTTAGATGAAATAGAATCATATAGAGTTGAATTAGGAATACCAAAAAATAAAACATATATTATGCCGGCGGGTGATACGCGAGAACAATTAATTAAAATGTATCCAATGGTATTTGAATTATGTGCCGAACATGGTTATAACATGACAGGTAGAGATCATATCATTGCATTTGATACAGAACGAGCAGTTTAAAGGAAAGTTATATGAAAATGAAACCAATGGGAGATTTTGTACTCCTAAAAACTCATGAAGGTCAAGAAACGACTAAAGGCGGTATTATTTTAACTAGTAATACTACAAATCATGTTCAAGCAGATGTAGTAGCTGCTGGACCTGGATTATTTACGCAGACAGGTGATCGTATTCCAGTAACAGTAAAAGTAGGTGATACGGTTATGGTAACTAATCAATCTGCTAAACAACATAATCAAATTAAATTAGAAGAAGAAACATATGTACTTCTCAGAGAATCAGAAATTGTAATGGTATCAACAGAAAAGGTTTAGAATGAAAGACTCGATAAATATAGAACTAGTAAAAGCCGGTTATGCAAATGGAGCAGCTGAAGGCCGGCCTTTAACAGAGAGTGAAAAACAAGCAATGATTGCTGATGCAGAAGTTGCATTTGGTCAATTTTTAGATGCATTGAAAGTGAATTGGAGAGAAGATCCTAATTCAGATAAAACTCCATATAGAGTGGCTAAAGCTTATGTTAATGATTTATGGGCAGGTAGATATGAAGCTCCTCCCGCAATAACAACATTTCCTAGCGATGGTTATGATGGTATGGTATTCGAAGGTGGTATTCCATTAACTTCAATGTGTTCTCATCATCATCAAACTATTATGGGTGTAGTTCATGTTGCCTATATTCCTGGTAAAGATAGTCATGTAATTGGATTATCTAAATTAAATAGATTGGTAGAGCATTTTGGTAGAAGAGGTGCTATACAAGAACAATTGACAGTTGCAATTCATCATGCAGTGAATACTATTATCGAAGATAATGCAGGTGTAGCAGTAATGATTGATGCATCTCATAATTGTGTACAATGTAGAGGTGTTAAACATGGTGGTGCAAGTATGAAAACAAGTAAGTTAACTGGAGCATTTAAAGATGATCCTTCTACAAGAGCAGAGTATTATGAATTTATAAAAGGATATTAATGGAAATTCTAATACCAGAATATAAAATAGAACGTCGTGTTCGTGCTTTGGCACATGCAATATCGGAAGAACATAAAGCTTCTGGAAATTCATATCCGCCTGTAATGATATGTGTACTTAATGGTGGTTACGCATTTTTTGCAGACCTAATGAAAGATATGGGTATTGATGTGCAAATGGATTTTATTCGAGCTAAATCATATGAAGGTCAGGATAATTCTGGAGGAGTTAATATCACTAAAGATTTAGAAATTCATTGTAAAGGTAAACGTGTTTATATTATTGATGACATTGTAGATACCGGTGCAACCATGGCAGAAATATTAAGACGTGTCGATGATATGACACCTGATGAGGTAAAGGTAGTTACATTACTCAAACGTAAAGAAGATAGCCCACCAGTAGATCATTTTTGTTTTGAAATTGATAAAGAGTGGGTAGTAGGTTATGGATTAGATGATAATTCATTAAAAAGAAATTATAGAAATATATATAAGATTAATTAATGTATCAAGCAGTAGCATATCATAAACGTACTAACAAGGTACATATTTGGGATGATAAGAAAGGTCATTTCACTATTAATTATAAACCATATGCTTATCGTAAAGCTACATATGGAAATATGGTTGCGTTAGATGGACAAACTGTACAACGCGTTGATAATCCTGATCGTGAAGAAACTGGTTTATATGAAGCAGATATCAATCCAGAAATGCGTACTTTAATTGATACGTATACAGATTCGGATGAATCATCAGTAGGTCATAGAACATTATTTATTGATATTGAGGTAGATATTGCTAATGGATTTCCGACACCAGAAGAAGCTCAAAATGAGGTAACTTCTATTGCAATATATGATGAAGCTGGCGATCAACGATATGTTTGGATTCTAGATAAAGATCAAGTAGTTGAAAATGTATCTAAATCTGGTTATGAAGTAGTATCATGTCGTGACGAACATACTTTATTACAAAAATTCTTATACAAATATTATGAAGTACAGCCTACTATTATAACTGGATGGAATATTGATTTCTTTGATATTCCTTATCTTTATAATCGTATGGTTCAGATATTAGGTGAAGAACAAGCAAGATCATTATCTCCTATTAAAGATGTTATTTGGTTAAAACATAGAAATAGATATCGTATATCTGGAGTATCATGTTTAGATTATATGGCATTGTATAAAAACTTTACATATTCTCAAGAATCTAGTTATTCATTAGAAGCTATATCTCAAAAAGAGTTAGGTAAAGGTAAAATGAAATATGAAGGTACATTGGATGACCTTATGCGTAATGATATTCAAGGTTATATTGATTATAACATGAATGATGTGGATCTGGTTTGGGAGATTGATCAGAAAATGAAGCTAATTGATTTAGCTCGTGGTATATGTCACAAAGGCCATGTACCATATGAAGACTTCTTATTTCCAACTAGATATCTAGACGGCGCAGCATTAACATATATGAAGCGTATGAACATTGTATCTCCTAGCCGGCCACCTAGATCTAACGAAGAATTAAATTTATTAGGAGCATATGTTAAACCACCAAATGCAGGTCGTTATAAATGGGTATATGACCTTGATTTAACATCGCTATATCCTAGTATCATTATGACACTTAACATATCACCAGAAACCAAAGTAACTAAGTTAGAAAAATTTGATCCTAAAGGTTATGTTAAGAATACTGGTACTCATTATTCGGATGGCTGGAATGGTTGGGAAACATCGCAAGATCTAAGAAATTATTTGGAATCAAATAAATATTCTGTGGCAGCTAATGGAGTTGTATATGATACGCAGATAAAAGGATTTTTACCATCTATACTCGATAAATGGTTCAATGAACGTGTTGAATATAAAAATCTTCGTAAGAAGTATGAAAAGGAAGGAGATGATGCTAAGGCAGAATATTTTGATAGAATGCAGTTAGTAACCAAAATTCTTTTGAATTCATTCTATGGAGTATTAGGTAATCCTAGCTTCCGATTCTTCGATCCAGATAATGCAATTGCAATTACAAGTACTGGCCAGCAATTAATTAAATTTACAGCAGATATCGGTAATCAATTTTATTTTAAAGAATTAGGTAAAAAGAAAGATTACAATATCTACATAGATACAGATTCAGTATTCTTTTCATCATTGCCATTGATAGAAAAACGATATCCAGATTATGATATTACAAATGAAAAATGGATGTCTGATAAAACTATTGAAATTGCCGATGAAGTGCAGACATTTATCAATACATCATATAATATATATGGTAAGAAGTTTCATAATGTTGATAAACATCGATTTGATATTAAGAAAGAAAATGTTGCTAAAGCTGGTCTATGGATTGCTAAAAAGCGATATGCTCAATGGATAATTAATGTTGAAGGCCATACTGTATCAAAACTAGATGTTAAAGGATTAGATGTGGTACGATCGTCTTTTCCGCCTTCATTTAGAAAATTTATGGCAGAAGTATTAGAAGATATATTAAATGATATTGATAAACCAGACTTAGATCAAAAAATATTAGACTTTAAAGAACATATGAAAACATTGGAACTAATCGATGTAATGTTCCCGATCGGTGTTAAAAATATTAAAAAATATATACGTAAAGGTGATAAGCCATTTGCTGTACGAATGAAAGGCACACCAGTACATGTTAAGTCTGCGTTAAACTATAATGATATGTTGAAACATCATAAAGTAAAAACCATACGTGGTATTATTAATGGTGAAAAAATTAAATGGACATACCTTAGAGATAATTCAATGGGATTAGATACAATGGCATTAAAAGGATATGATGATCCAACACCAATTGCAAATTTTGTTCAACAACATATAGATTATGACAAAGTATTTAAATCAGCATTTGCAAATAAATTAAATGATTTTTATAGCGCAATGAATTGGGGATTGATTCCTGAGAATAATAATTTAGGAAAGTTTTTCTCATTTTAATTTGGTAGAGTCAAATATATTTCTTATATTAAAGAAAAATAAAAAGATATGTACGGAAAAAGTTATTGGTATGGTAAAGAGGTAGAAGGCAGATTGTCTGATATCGAAACGGTTTTTGTTAGAGGTCAATTACCTAAAAATTACAAAGAATATCCTCATGTATATTTTACAATTGAATACATTGAAATGTGTTGTACTCATGGTAATTGGGATGATATTCATAATATTTTGGAGACGCGTCAATATGTTACTGTCGAAGCTAATTCAAAAACAATGGCTAAGATTCCAATGTCTATATTTAATAGAGCACATGTTATATATAGAATACAAGATGAATTTGTTGCTAAATTAAAGAATACAGATACATTGTCAATTGATGCAGGTTGGTATAGAGTACATCAGATTACAAAATGCAATATGATGGAAATCAATCCCGATGATTATAAATTTGATAGAACAGAAGATTAACATGAAAAGAAACTTATTTTATTTTGGCCTTGAACCTTTAAAGGCTAGGTATACATATCAGTTATGTAAAGAATGGATGCCAAAGACATTTGCAGAATATCCAGACCTTAATTTTGTAGATATTGAAGGAGATTTTGATCCAGATTGTGAAATTAAAGTAGGTGCGGTATTAGATGCGATTGGTAGAGGTAAATACAGTTTATCTCAATGCCAGAACTTCTTAAATCTACTGTATAACGATAAAGTGCAAGATGGTGATATAATATTCTTGCAAGACTATTGGACACCAGGAGTCGAAGCCATATGGTATGCATTAGACCTGTATGGTTATAAAGATATAAAAGTATATACAATGTGTCATGCACAGTCAGTTGATGAATATGATTTCACTTATCCAATGCGTGATTGGATGCGTCCTTACGAGTTAGGATTAGATAAACGATTGACTGGTATATTTGTAGGAAGTACGGTTCATAAAGAACAACTTCGTGAAGCAGGGTTTGAAGCTCCTATACATGTTGTATCATTACCAATACATTTAGAAGCTACTCATGATGTATTAGAAGGATGTGCAGAACTTGATAAGAAAAATGTAATTGTATATTCATCGCGATTAGATAAAGAAAAGAATCCTTTCTTTATGATGCAAGTAGCTGAACAATTTTTAAATGAAAATCCAAATTATGAATGGCATGTTACTACTTCTGGTAAATCGTTTAGAAGCATGTTACCTGGTGTTTTAAATGCATTGAATGAGTTGGCTAAAGAGCAGCCTAGATTCAAATTGTTATCTGGCTTAACTAAAGAAGAATATTATAACGAGTTAGCTACATGTAAAGTGCAATTTAATTCATCATTACAAGATTATGTGTCATGGACAGTAATTGAATCCACTACATTTGGCGCTGATATAGTATTTCCAGATTTTAGAAGTTTTCCAGAATTTATTGATCAAAATAGATTGTATAAGCCATTTGATTTGCAATCGGCAGTAGATACGCTGGAAACAGCAATTGCTAATCCTAAAACCCATTTTGATATTGGTAACACATCTGATTTAGGTAGACAAATGGAAGGATATATCATAGCGCGTGATTATGATAAAGAGATCAATGTATGGCATGAAAAAGAATATTGTCAAGAATTATTATATCAAGATTTTGATAATAAAATAAAAGAACGAACAACTCAATTGGAATTATTTTAATGAAAGATTTAATTTATTACCCGTCATTATCTGCAGGAGGTTGTGCAGGAGACTTCAAAAAGAATAAAGAAGTTAAACCTGGACTTACATGTAGATTTTATGATAAAGAATTTCCAGAACCATGGAGACATCCATACTTCCTAATTACAGCAGGTCACCATTACAAATGGATGGATGCTAGAGATAGATATGGTTTAGATGATGATGTATTAGTATTAGGAGATTCTGGAGGATTCCAGTTAGCCACCGGTGCCATTAAATGGGATCCATCATTCAAGAAAACTATATTTGATTGGTTAGAAGCCAATTGTGATTTAGGAGTAAATTTAGATATCCCACCTCGTGCAAAGTATGATGGAAAGTTTTACGAATGTATGGATATCAGTTATGATAACTTCAAATACTTTGCAGATAACCAATCTGGTAAATGTAAATTCTTAAATGTTATTCAAGGTAACAATGTTGAAGAATATGAAGCTTGGTATCAGAAAATGAAAGACTTTGAATTTAATGGTTGGTGTATTGGTGGTGCTCAAAAGCGTGTTACAATGTTTATGTCAGCATTAGTTCCTATGATT